GTCGCGGCGCTGCGCCTCGAGGCGAGTTGTCAGCCCTCCGCTATCGAGCGTGTGCTCCGCCCTGGTCACAATCCACTCGCCGTCGACGCCATCCCGAAACCCGGACACGATAATCGGCATTTCTGCGCAGATCATCGGGTTGCCGACAATGGAGAGTGAAAGCGACGTCCGGCCACGCTTCAATTGCCGCAGCTTGGCCTCGGCTGCTGAAACGGCGTCCTGCTGGCTCTTGAATGGGTGGCGCAAGTACATCACTGGCTCGCCATCGCCCGAATAGACGTAGGTCACCTTGGCGCCGCGCTTGTCCTTGTAATGGGCGCCGACGCGGGAGTAAAACTGGCGGTCATGAATCGCCGCGCGCCAGTCGATGATCTGGTGGCCTGGAATCGCCACTGGCGGAAGTGGCTTTCCGCTGGCATCAACACCGGTGCCGCGCTTCACGAACAGAAGACTCCCGCCGGCCGGCTTTGCCACAGCGCCGTGCTGTTCGGCCAGGCGGGTTATGATGTGAAGGTCGGATTCGTAGGTCTGGTCGAGGTGGTCGACGGCGATGCCGGCGAATTCGCTGGCAATGGCCGGCTTCAGCCCGTGGCGCTGCGCAATGGTGGTCAGAATCTTTCCGAGCGTCGTCTTGTGGTAATCGGCTTTTCGCCAGCTTTTGAGGCTTGCCTTCATGTCGGCAGCTTTGCCGCGCAGGGTCATTGACCATGGCGGGCCGGATATTTCAACCTCGTCGACGCTGTATTTGCCGAGGTCGTAGATAATGCCTTTTTCATAACCGAGCGACACCGATAGTTCGGCGCCTGTCGGTGGAAGGCTGATTTCTCCCCCTCTGTCATCGAGAGAAATCTCCACCTGGTCGGATGTGATCCCAGCCTCGTCGGTGATGCGGATCGACAGCAGGCGCTCCGCGATCCTTGCGGTGATGTCGGCGCCGTCAGCGACCACCCGGAATGTTGGCTTCATCCTTGCCCCCAAAGGCGGACGGTTTTCGGGTTTCCGACAGGCGTCTGGAGGTCTGGCAAAACGATCTTCACGCCAGCCGGGAGTCTTTCCGGCAAGGATGAAATGCCTGGATTGGCGTCGATGATGTCGTGCACTGCCGCCTCGCTGCCATAAACGCGGGCAGCAATGGCGTCGAGCATTTCGCCGTCGCGCGTCATGTAGACCCTGCTCATGCTGTCATTTCCTCCGGCTGTTGATCGCTTGATGCCGTTTTTTGCGGTGCGCCACTGGTGGTTGCAACCACGTCGTCCTCGCCATAAGCGGCAAGCTCCAGGCGGAAGTCGACGCGGCGCGGCTGTCCGACGCGGTCAAGCTCTGTTCGGGTTTCCTCTACGCGCAAGACAACATAGCGCCCATAGGCGCTGCCGTAATGGTCGACAAGCTCGTAGGGCTCGCCTGCCTCAGCCATGCGGCGCAGGGTCTGAATATGGGAAGTGCTCCCGGTGTAGTGCGGCAGAATGTAGCCCTCAAGCTCAACGCGATCAATGCCGATGCCGACGAACTGGTGGGCTGGTGCGCGGGTTATTCTGTCCTGGTTCGGCCATCGGTATTCGCTAGTCCGCTTGATGCTCTGGTGCGCCATGGTGCCGACCATGAACGGAAATAGTCCGAGGATCAAAAGCACATCGCCGACTGGCGGATGGTCGGATGCATCAAGCGAGCCGAGAAGTTCTCCGATGCCGCCAAGCATGCCATCGATGGCTTTGTTGATCCGGCGCGTGCCTTCTGCCGTCAGAAGCTCGACCGCGTCTTTCCCGGCGGCGGAAACAATGTCGTCGATCCGGCCCGTCTTGATTGCCTTCGCCGCGTCGTCGAATCCGAGCTTTTTTGCGGCGGATGACAGCGCGTTGGTTGGTGCGTCCGCAAACCCCTTGGCGAACGACACAAGGCTGTTTTTCTCAAGCGATGCCGTCACCTGACCAAGCGCACCGGATGCGCCGGAAACAGCAGATTTCGCCCGGTCGATGATGCTGGCCGCGCTTGAAACTGCGTTCTTCACCGGAGTGATGGCGCCAGAAATAATCCCGGAAATGTCGACGTTGAACCCGCTCATGCCCAGTCTCCGAGTGCGGCGCGCTTCGCGCCTTCTGTTTCTCGTTTAACCATTTCAGCAACTCTCCTGGCCAATGCCGCCGAATCCTCTCCGGCAAGCTGGGTGATGTGGAATGTCTGGGTAATACTGACCGATGGCGCTGCGCCTTGAGCTTGCCCAGATTGGCCTGCAGCAGTTGCTGGCCTGACTGCCTGACGAGCAATGGCGGGCGGGATGTTCGAGGCCGAGAGGTCTGCTTGGGCTGCGCTGGCAAGCTGGCTACCGGCGAGTGCCACGGCGCCAATCGTTGATGCAATGCCGAGGCGGGCGCCTTCGCCGACCATTTCACCGAATCCCATAAAAACTCGGGACGGCGAACGGATGCCTAGCTTTTCCTTAAACCAGCCAGCAACGCTATCGCCGAGTCCGGTCACGGTTGCCTTGAGCGCCTCAATCTTTGCGGAAAATCCAGCGGATAGACCGTCGATGATTGCCGATCCGTATGCTGCAAACTTGGACGGCATGGTCTGGAAAAACGTGGTGATGGCAGTCCAGTTGTTGACGATCATGCCGAGTGGTGACCACGAGAACGCGATCTTGATTCCATCCCACAGCGTTGAAGCGGCGGCCTTAATCCTGTCCCAGTTTTGCCAGATGAGCGTCCCTGCTGCGACGATGAGCGATACAGCCCGTCCCCATGGGGTAAATGCCAGAACGCGGAAAACGCCAGACAAAACGCTCCCGATCATCGGGCCGTAGGACATAACAGTTCGGGCGACGGCGCCAATCGCCGGGCCGATGCGCGAGAACCCGCCGATCAGCTTGGAAATCATGCCGCCACCAGAAAGAGCGGACTGGGCCGCCGATAGTCCGCGCAATGCAGAAACAAGGCCGATGATTGACCGTGCGGCCAGGATCAGCTTGCCGACAACCAGTCCGCCGCCGATCAGGGTTGCGCCGATAACCACGGCCTGGGCGGCCTTGGGGAATTCCTTTCCGAGATTCGCCAGGCCGGTGACTACGGTTGTGAATCCGTCGATGGCAACCCGAACGGCTGGCATCAATGCCGTGCCGACGACTTTCCCAAACTCGCTGAGTGCAATGCTGGATGACTTCAGCTTTTCCGTCGTCAAATCCATTTGATCTGCAAAGTCCTGATCAATGGTCATGGCGCCGGATGCAGATCGGCCTGTTTTCGTCTGTTCGGTAATCGACTTCAGCTTGTCCTGGTTCTGCACCTCCGCAAGCAGATAGGACACGGCTTGCATGTCCTGGAACATTTGTCCGATGCCCGCTCTCTCCCCGAGCTTCTCAATGAAGCCACGACGGCGCTCAAGCTCCGCAGCGCGCTCTGCCGGGTCTTTTATCGCAGCAACCTCGGCTGCCATCTTCCTCATGGCGGCTGCAGCCTCGGGTGATTTCTTCGCCATTTGCTCCATGACGGTGCTGACGCCGGCAGAAATCGGGTCGAGCCCCTTTGCAGCCGCTGTCATCATCCGCTTCTGCAGGTCGATACCGAGCTTCCCGAAGTCCTTTTGCGTGTCAGGGCTTGTTAGCTTGGCGAGGAAGTTTTTCAGGTTGTTTGCGGCCTCGTCGCTGCTGCCGGCTGTCATTTTGGCGATCTGCAGACGGGACGCCATGCTGACCACGGCATCGTTCCCGGTGACTCCGAGCGACTTCATCATGCCGCCGAGGTTCGGGAACCACTTTGCCATGTCCTTGATCTCGAAGCTGCCGAGCTTTCCGGCCTTGGCAACCTGGCTGTAGGCTAGTTCCATATCCTTGACGCCAAGAACCTTGTCAAAGTTTGCCGTCATTTTTGCAAGGTCTTCAAAGCTCGCTCGGGTGGCCGTTGCGCCCTTGGCGAGAATGGCGGCCATGTCTCCGGCTTTGCGTGCGTCGACGCCTTCTGCGACGAGAACCTGAAGCCCCTTATTGATGTCCTCGGTGGTCTGGTTGAATAGCTGCGCATTCCTGCGCACGGTTGCGCCAAGTTGCGCCTCTTGCTCGGTTCCGGCGAATTCCCCGGTGATCGCCACTTGTCGAATCTGGTCTTCGTGCCTTGCCGTGTTCATGACGGGCTTGGCAACCACGGCGCCGAACGATGCGGCAGCAGCGGCGCCAATGGCCACGCTGCCCTTGGTTTCCTCCCAGGCTGCGCCAACACGCTGGCGCTGGGACTGGACGGCGTTGTATCTCTCCAGCTTTGCGCGCGACTCGTCTAGCGCCTTACCGAGCCTGATTTTTTCGTCGGCCAGCTTGCGAGTTGAAACACCGGCGGACCTGAGTGATGTGTTTAAGTCGGTCAGCGCCTTGCGCTTTTCAGAAACCCTAATCTTTGATGCCTCGAAGGCATCTGTTGCGCGTCTGATCTGCTTTTCAAGCCGGTCTGACGGCGCTTTGTCATATTCCGCCTTGAGTGCGGCCAGCTTTTCTTTTGCTTCTCTGGCTCCGGCGGATGCTTTTTTGAACGCTTCACGCGCCCTGTCGAAGCGCTCAAGCCCTTTTGATTGGGCTGACAGGTTTTTGACGGCACTTCCGAGCTTGGTGAAGTCTGCTTGAACTTTTCCGACAGCAGGATTATGCTTGTCCGATATTGCAGCCCCAATCGTGAAGGCTAACGCCATTTTCCCAAGCATGGAAATCCTCGTTTATCTAATATGGTTTTCTGCCGCCGTTGCCGCATTCGCAACGAGCGACCTCAATGTGATGGAGAGTGCGGTTGTCGGCATGCTTGCTGCGCTCGCTTCAATCCCTTTGATGCTGATCGCCCGGCTGCTCCTGGTTGATCCAGTTGCCGATGCCGGGCGGTCCTTTATTGCTATGTGGCGTGCTGCTCGGGAAGGCTGGCGCGCCAGGCGATAAGCTCGTCGTGGGTTAGTTCCAAAAGCTCCGACAGGCTCCACCCGGTGACGCTCGCCACATCCACTACAACACGTCTCAGGCTCGCTTCGTCTGCGAGCCTGACGTAAAACCCGCGTAAGCATCCTGCAGCTTTCCGTAGTCGGCCATATCGAGGTCTTCGATAACATCCGGCGCAACTTCGCAGAGGTTGGCAAACAGGCGGATTTCACGCGCAACCTCGTCGCCGCCGCCAGACTTGTTGGCAGTCAGCAGATCGCGCACCTTGGGGCGCCGAATGGTCAGCCGCTCGAGGCGAACGCCATCCGCCTCGATAGGATGATCCAGCGCAATCGTGCTGCGCTCACTCATTGCGCGGCCCCTTCGGTTTTCTTGACCTTGGTAGCGGGCGCGGCGACAGGCTCGGCGGCCTTGACGATCTCGACAAACTCGCCGGCCAGGAGGAACTCGGCTTGCTTATCGGTCAGTTCAACGGTGGCGCCTTTTTCGCAGTAGGTATTTTCGTGCGCAAAAGACTTCAGGGCGGTGTATTGCTTTTTCATGGTTGATCTCCGGTTAGATCGCCAGGTGCTGGCGGGTGGTTTCGAGTTGATCCTTGCCGTTGACGACAGCCTTGTAGTTCACTGGGTCGATTTCATAGACCACGGTGCCGTCATCCTCGAGCTTGTAATAGCGCAGGCTCATCTTGAGCTTGAGCGGCATTTCGTCACCCGGCTTCCAGGCGTCCATGTCGACCTCGGACAGCAGACCGCGCATGGTTACAACGACCGGCTTTTTCGTGCCGTCGTCGCTGACTTTTGAGCCGCGTGCCGTGAAGGCGAACTGCTCGCCAGGAAGGACGCGCATAAGATTGAGAACGTTCTTGTCGAACGCGTACAAGGTAGCCTCTGCTTCCAGCTTCTCGAAGCGCCCCATGGGGACGTCGACTTCGGCGGCCATGCCGCCGGCCTGGTAGCCCATCATTTTCGGCTTGATGGTCGGGAGCTTGATTTCCTTGACGCGGCCGGCATAGCCACGGCCATCGACAAACAGATTCAGGTCGTACAGGATGTCGGCGATCATTTGAAGATTTCCTCGATGTAGTCATTGACGAGGCGCGAGCGGAAGGTGATGTGCTCGGCCGGATATGGCGGCGTGAAGTCGAAGTCGAAATACACCTTGCCCTGGCTGATCTGATCCGGGGTGTTCAGCGCCGGGTCGGCCCATGCCTTGCCGCCGAGAATGGCACCGACCGCCGTCAGGTGGCGCAGGTAGGAATTGACGCCTTCGAGAACGTCCTGGACGTAGGTCTTGGTGATATTGCGGTCGACGGCCCACATGTGGGCGCGCAGCATCGACTCGTTGATCATGTCTGCTGTGCGGCGCACGGGCAGGAAGGCCCACTTCGGGTCGGCGGAACAGGTGCGATTGCCCCACAGGCGGTAGCCGTCTTTCTGGATGATCGTGGCCACCTCGTTTCCGTTAAGGTAGTTGGCGCGGGCGTTGACATCGCCAAGCGTGAAGTCGACCGAGCGCGCGGTGCCGGTAATGCCGTACATTTCGGTGTTCGATGGCGACCACCAGAAGCCTCGGTCATTGTCGGAGCGGGCGATCATGCCGGCAACGCGAGCGGATGCGGGCTGAAGCGCCTCGGCATTGGCCTCGGTATCCCAAACCTTGACCCACGGATCAACCACGTAAACGCGGGCTGATCCGAATTGTTCGCGGTAGCCAATGGCGGCCTGGTCGGTCGTGTTCGGGCCATCGGCAATGATGACAGCGCGCAGGCGGTCGGCGATGCCGAGCATTTCGGAGATAACGGCCATGTCATGCGAGAAGCCGGGCGCGAGAAGAATCTTCGGCTGGACCTTGACGATGCTCTCGGCGCCGAGGAATGCCTGGACGCCCTTGTATTGCCCGGTGGAAACATCGACGCCGCCGATGATGTTGCTCTTGGTGGCTGCTGCATCGACGCCGGCATCAAC